TACATCCGCTTCCCTGAAAAACTGGCTGCCAGTCTCAATAGCAACATTCCGATAAATGTCTTGCGATACTCTCATTACCTGTAAGGCCGAATTTCTTAATTCCTGATATGCTGCTTGCCTGAACATATTAAATGCTGTTAAATGATGTGTTAGCCCTCTGCCTGAAAAGGCAGCGCGAACTGAAACCGGTATTTCCTCTGGGGAAACTAAAACCCCTTCTCTCCCTAAAAGCGGTGCTGCATTTGAAATCTCTTTTCGCGGCATTGCTTTTTTTAGATTCAACATATCAATTTCTGCATCAGTATGAGAAACACCCCGGAGATATGCTGCCGCTAAATCATCATCAGCCCAAGCTTTCCATTTCTTGTTCCATTCCGATAATGACATCTGTACCGACTTTTGAAAGCTGCTTCCTGCCCTGGTTATATTGTCGGGGTTTTTTATAACCTCTTTATGAAGTTTTTTTAAGGCTTCCCCTGTCTGCAGCGTTAAGTCTTCTGCTGCAACTGATATGGAATAACCAAAACCTTCATAAGTGGTTGGATTAATCACCGCTAACTTGACCTCTCTTTCTTAATTCTCACACTTCGCCTTCAAATGGCATCACACCTAATCCCTGGTCATCCATAATTCTCTTAACCTCAGCTTCAATATCTTCATCTTCCCAATCAGGATGTAGCATTTTTACTTTTGTATATGTGCTGATTGCCTTTGCCTGGTCTATGTTTCTTAGCGTTTCAGACCGTTCTTTTTCATCTGTAATTATGCTGTCCTGCAATACGACATTAACTTCTTGCAATTCATACATTGAAGACAACCCACTGCTTATGTCAATCTGCTGCATCTGCCAAAACAATTCCCATAATGCTGGCTCCCAGTACCGGCCCTTCTTCTCTCTTGTCATATGGCTTTTTCTTTCCCGAATTCTTAAGGCTGTACCTGATTCAGCCCGGCCATAAACTTCATATCCAAATGACTGTGGAGAATAGCCGCTTTGCGATACAATCTGTTGAAATAATTCAGTACAAGTCTTTGAATACTCATCGACCCGGAGGTCAAACTGTACCTGCTCTATTGGCTTAACATTTTCGCCGCTCATTTGATATGATGACATGTTTAATCGCACAAAAGCTTTTTGGAACTTATTGAACATACGTTTACCTTCCACGTTTTCAAGTAAGGTTTCATCAACCAGGATTTGAGCCATCCCAAGTTCCAGCTCGCGCATCCAGCCTGTCCAGGCAAAATCTAAGCTGTCAAGCAATGTAATACATCCGGCATAATCATTCATGCCAACTGCAGAACCAGGTATCAATCGGTTAGGCCGCTTATTCGGGACATACACACATCCTAAACCATCAATATCATATGTTGTATCTTCAAGATTTAATTTCGCCGTTTCGTCAATAGCTTTCATGTCCATATTACGACCCAACCTGTCTCTGTAACCCTTATTAAGTCGATACTCTATTAGTAGCTGCCCGTTTTCACGCCTCCGATTTTCAAACAGCCTCCATACAACCTCTCCGTTATGTTCTTCCCTAACTGTTCTAAAAAACAAAATCTCCTGCAGTCTGCCTTGATTGAATTTTGGTATTGCTTGCAATGGTGTAACTATACTAAGTATTGGTATTTTCACTAAGTCAGGGTCAGTATTGAGCTTTAAAAATACGCCACCTAATGCAGCAGAAAGTTCGGCTCCTTCAAGTAAAATGTTGAGTAAGCCATTTTCCTTAATGAATGTTCTAATCCTTTCTCCGCTTCTACCGCTAGGGTCATAGATAATTTCTGGCGACTCTGAAAAAAGAAGGTTTGAACTAGTCTCTGCAATATCCCCGGCTAACGGCATATGATTAACTTCTGCCCGTTCTTCCGCTTCAATCCTGGCCCAAAACAACCCCCGGTCTGTGTCTATCGGATGATATAACGAAGATGAATACAAAGCTAATAATTGGTCTGGGTCGCCACTGTACCATGCTTGCCATTCATAAAACTTCCTGAATAGATATGCCCAATCTTCTGGTGGGAATGCTTTCCCTTGTTCTAAAAATGCCATGCTATTCGCCTCCTAGCAAATAAGACTTTGACGCTGCCCATGCAGTTAATGCATCTGCAGAGTGGTCATCAACTTTATCAACAACTTCATGCTCTGGATTTTTATAATGATATTTTTGTAATTCCTTCCTAAAGTCTGCATCAGTTATTCCTAGCATTCCTTTGTCAAGTAAAAACCTTACTGTCTCTATGCCTTTTGCTTTCCACTTTGAGAAGCTAACAGGTATAATTTTAGTTGACACATTTTCCTTCTTAAAAATCTTTTGTAGCGTTATGTTTGAATCTTTTGGCGCAATGTCTGTATAAAGAGTCTTAATCTGCTTTTCAATGCATATGTCAGCTATTTTTCTGCACCTGTCTGTTAGCTCCATATACTCCCATTTATGAGTTATAGGAACGGAATACCTTTCCTTCATATCTTGAATAACATGTAATACAGTACATGCATACCCCCAGTCAATCCCACCTTCTGTTTCAAACCTTGGATTGAATACGTCTTCCCGGCCTTTTTCATATGCTTTAGCTATGAGTTCAAAGTCATATATTGAATCTCCAATCGATGGCCTAATCAGAAGGTATTCTGCATTCCACATGACTTCCGTAACTAATCGTTGTTTTCTGGCAATTTCGTCATTAGTCCAAAAGCCTCTCGGCTCTCGGACTTCTTCCACACACCAACGATAAACCTTGACATTCCTATCATCAACATCATCAACAAGCTCTGCCATAAGCCCAAACGGCCTATGTAATGTTGAACTTGCAACTGTCTGTTCTGGAATGCCGTATGCTGCTTTAGGCTGTCCCAGAGATGCATTAAATATATCCTTGTCCATTTCGTCAACTTCATCAAGCCGTAGCCGCTGCGGATGAGGACCCCTGACTGATTTTTGAGAAGCGGCAAGTGCTTGAACCCATGACCCGTTTGTCAGCCTATAGCCATGACCTGCAACTTCTCTTGTTACTAACATGTGCACCGGAGCTTCAGGCCGCTGCCAAAATTGCCTCAAATAGTTGATACATTTCTGCGATTGTTCCATTGAACCGCCAAGTATCGTTGTCCCACAATATTCTTTGAACACACTCTCCAGGTAAGCTAATACAGCAAGGTCTTGTGTTTTACCTGAACCCCTCATTGCTAACCATACCGGGAACGAACCTATGTAAGCATCTGAATAAGCGTCCCAAATAGCATCTAGCGGCGACTGATGGTCTGGGCAAGCTGCCGGATGCGGAAGCACTATCCCTAATACCACTGCACTATAAACCGCTAAATGCTCTTTGCTCCTAGGAGCAATGCCTGCAAATGTGCTGGCGTCATAATCTTTCACACATAGATTATTATTTGCCCTTATTAGCATCTTTATCATTCCCTTTTCCATATAACGCCTCATATGCCTGGCGTATCTTAGCCTCTGTAAACACTGGACCGTCTTTTATCTCTTCCCTGTTAGTTACTTCACCCATAAGCAATAAGTCTAACTTTATTAGCCTATCTAAATCTGCAATACCTTCAATAAAGCTGGCCTCCGGGTTTTCCTGCATCCTTTTAACGAACCTGGCAATCACATTCCGTATAAGCTTTCTGTAATTAGCTTTTTCTTTTATGATTTCGTTATTGGTATTTTCCTGTATCTTCTTTCCGATTTCTATGTCTCGTTGAGTAACTCGCTCCTGCCAATTAAAATTTTTACTCCATTTTTTTACGGACGTAATAGAAACACCGCAATTTTGGGCAACCATTGGTAAATTTCTGGTAGAACCTAGGCTGTAATAATATTCAAATGCTTCTGTATGCCTTAACGTTTCCTTCACTACTCTTCGCCTGCCTTCGTCAATTTAATTTCACAACAAATCTGGCCTTACTGTACTTTGTTTTTCCTTTCGTTAATATATTTAAAAAATCTTCTCTTGAAAAATCAGATAACCTAAAAACTTCTTCATCACTCATGCCTAATTGCTTACCGATTTCTTCAACGGTTTTACCCTCGGATAGAAGTTTTTGAACTATCTTTTTCATCGGTTCCAGTAAATGAACTCCCCTAGCTCTGTTATGGGTAACTGTGCCGTAAATGTTTTTAGCTTCATCTTCATGTTCTACAATTACAACCGGAACCTTGCCGTTCAATAAGTCTTTCAATGGCTCTTGTCCGGCAAGCAGCCATCTATGAAAGCCATCAATTATAGTCCCATCAGACCGAACAACAATTGGCTGTGTCCATCCATTAGTCAAAATCGATTGAAGCAGTAATTCTAAATTGCGTTTACTGACTTTATTCGGGTTATAATCATTAGCTCTTAATGTATCCCTGTCAACTATTTTTACATTACTAATCGGTTTTAGGAGTTCCATCGTTTATGTTCAGCTCCTTTTTTATTTTTTCTGCATAATCCCTTTGTATGCTATTAATAATTCCTCTTAGCGTCCGCACCTTGTCATCACCAGCAATTAAACAATCATAAATTGTTCTCCAATGCGATTCTTTTTCAATCGCAAACCAATATTTTAAAATAGCCTTTTTAACTCTTTTTGCGTTTTCCTTTAAACTCTCAGTCTGAAAAACTTTGTCAATGTTATTTAAAAGCTTTAATACCTCGCTTTTATAATCTTTTTTCCCCTGGCTTAACTCGTTCCGGGTTTTCGAACTTCGTCTAAACATTTCTGAATCCCAATACAATAAAACCAAGTAAGCATTAGGTTCACGCCGTAATATTTTTTCCATGAGCCCTGGCTGCATTTCACTTAGTTTCAATAATCCTCTGGCTGTATCCATGGAAAAAAATTGAGAGATTCTTAGTCTGTTAATTGGCGTCCCGATTTGATATAAGTCTATATACGTTTTAGGAAACTTTAAATTGTTTTCCTTTATGTATAACCAAATGTCTTCATCTTTCCAGTCATATATCGGATAAATAGCATTCCCCGGAGATAAACCCTCCCTAGAATTCATTGTAAATATGTTTGCAATATTTGTACGCCTATGAACTGATTCCTCTATCCTCACTCCTATTAATTGAATGTTTTTCTTGTTTATGCGCATCAAAAATGCCTGGTAATTATCTTTCCCTTGTCTGAATTGAGGATGGCTTGTTATCGCAAAAGACGGCATTTCCCTGACCCAAACATCCTTCTTGCTGTTGTCCCAAACCATATGTGATTCTGAATCTTCAAGATAGTTTAGACAATTGAAATGCAGGAACGGCATACAGAACCACTCAAACCTAGCGCCAACCATTAAAAACTTCTTTCTCCAATCCTTTACAATTTCTATAACATCATCATACATTGCTTCCTCGTCTATGAATTGAACAGTAAGCTGAGCAGGATTTATTTGCCCTTCCTGAATAAGAGAATATACGACATGCGACATGCAAATACTATCTTTCCCTCCGGAAGTGCTCATAGCAACTTTAAGCCCTGAATCAAATACATTTTTAATACGCTTGCGAGCGGCTTCAACAACATTAAGTTTTGAGGTTTTATAAATTACAGCCATATCTGTTTTTCACACTCCGGACAAATAATATACGGTCTTTTAGCACCTTTATCATCTTCAATCTGAATGTCCTTGTTTGATATTATGATTTCCATATCTTCTCCTGAAGCATTTTTTTTGACTTCTGTGTTTCGCATTTTTTCTGCAGTGCTCTCAGTTATGGAGCCATAACCTTCAATCTGCTCTTCGATTTCAATAGAATCATCTTCCATTAATAAATTGTCCAATAACTCTAAGTCGAAACCGGGAATATCAATGTCGTCCTGTTCCTTTAGGCTTTTCAATTCCTCATATAAAGCATCCTGGTTCACAAGTCCAAGTTCATATGTTTTATTATCAGTTATTGTAAGTTTCTTTTTTTGAGTTTCTGATAATCCTTTAATTCTATATACATTAACTTCTTCTTCTCCGAGCTCTTTAACCGCAGCATAGAATCCATTGCCGACTAGTATGTTGTTTTTTTCATCAACTACAAGTGGCCTGGTTTGTCCAAACATCTTAAAGCTGCGCTTCAGTTCCTCTATCTGTCTTCTTGGATGCATCCTGATGTTTTTTTCAAGTTCCTTCAAGGAATCAAGTTTTACTTTTTCAATTTTCATAATAATCAGTCTCCTTTAAAAATAGTTTTGCAGAATCTATATGCTCTGCAGTTTAGGTGGCGATATTTTTCGTAGCACTTTTCTTTACTCTTCGTACATCATGGCTTGTTTCCGTTTACTCATCCTGTTGAATCCTCACATTATATTTATTGCTTGCAAAATCTTCAACTTTCAACCAGTCTGCCTGCACATCATCCCTATCTTTCATGTAATCAAGCCAATATTGAGCATCTTCCATATTAACCATACCGTCAGGCTGAAAGTAATAGTCGTTAATATATTTAACGTCAACTGCTGTATACTTGGAAATAATCTTTTTAGCTTCTTCCTGATTTGCCTCTATCCAATCAATAGAATCTGTTATTCCTGATACAAATGCTGTTACTGCCTTAGGATTGTTTTCAGCCCAAATACTATTTACAAGATGCACACAAAATTGTTTCCCTCCAAAAACATCAAGAGCTGTAAAAAGAACTTTATATTCGGAATTCTCCTTTGCATGTAAAATATACGGCTGCATAAGTCCTATCATATCTACTCGTTTATTTTCAAGTGCAAATTCCTGCTGGTCAAAGGGTAACAATACAAAATCAACATCTGTTTCTTTGATTCCCGCTTGTTCCAGTGCCATTAAAACTGTATAGTGAAATGATGATTTGATAAGATTTATTGCAATCTTCTTCCCCTTCAAATCTTGTATGGAATTTATCCCACTATCATTTCTTACAAAAAACTCTTCCAGTCCTTGCTTGCCTTCTATTGAGGACTGAATATCTGAGACTGCTAATATTGGCAATCCCGCAGCCCTGGCATTAATTATCGCCATAAAAGACGATAAAGCCGCTTCTGCTGAACCTCCAGATACGGCCTGTATTCCTGTTGGTCCCGCAGCGGCCAAATCAATTAAACTGACTTTTAAGTTATGTTTTTCAAAGAGACCTTTGTCAATCCCTATATATACCGGGTCATAAACCTTAAACCCTATATATCGCATTTCCTGTAGCGTTAGCGTATCTTCTTTTTTAGAATTGCTGTCGCACCCCATAAGAAACACTATTACCGATAGCAAAATCAATCCTATTGCTAAATATTTTTTCACGCTTTCCACTTCCTTCATAATATTTTTTTAATCTATTTTGAATTAAAGATAGGCCCAGGTTCATTAATCCACCCAATACAGCTATAATAATTATAGTTGCATATACGTTCGTAAATAAAAATGCCTGAGAACTGTACAACAAAAAGTATCCTAGTCCTGATGTTGCTCCTAACATTTCCGCAGCAATTAATGAAATCCAGCCTCCAGAGCACCCAATTCTAATTCCTGTTAAAATACCATGAGAAGCAATCGGTAATTTTATTTGTGTAAGCATTTTTATTCTAATAGCCCCATCTAAGCTAGCTGCTTCTGTAATGTTTTTGTCAATATCTAAGCTGTGAATAGTCGACAACATAATTGCAGGCCAAGCGGTCCAAAATATCACTATAATTCTGGAAGGGGATTCAATTCCAACAAGAATAATAAGTAATGGTAACAGGGTAAGCCCTGAAATTCCTCTTACAGTATCAATTACAGGCATAACAATTTCTTTTATAGTTTTAAATTCAAAAACCAATATCCCTAAAACAATTCCAAAAAAAATCGCAATAAGAATTCCTGTTACCACAATACTCATGCTGTCTTTTATATATACCAAATACTCTTTTGTAACAAGAAGCTGAATTGTTTTTTTAAATATCTGAGCAAAGGAAGGGATAGCAGGAGTATCTTTAAGGACTGAAACAGTTTCCCATGATATGATACATATAAAAAATCCAATTATTTTTTTTAAGTTTTTCATGTTTATCCCTTTCCGTAGTATTTTAATTGCATTTTACTACTCATACACTCTAATAATACTATTATATGTGTTGTTTTGCAAGTAAACAGTAGTATAAATACCACAACTGAAAATTAGACATAAAAAAAGAGGGCCTGAAAACAGGCCCTAAAATATTCTGTTTCATCATTCCTCCTTTATTCCATCAATGGTTTCCTTCACTTCTTTAAGGGAATAGACAACCTCAGCTATGCCACCGGCTTTTTTGATTTGAGACAATTCATATTCCTGTAACTTAGTTGGTTTTTCTCCAGGCATCTTCACTTCAAATGCAATGAACCGGCCTCGATAACAAACTAGAATATCCGGGATGCCTTTTCTTTGCATTGAGCCGCCCCAGGTTTTCAGTTCCCAGGCTCCTGCCTTTTTAAGATATTTCTGAATTGATATTTTCAAGCCTGTTTCCATCCTCGGGTTCATGGTCCTTATCCTCCTTTATGTTAAAATTAAGCACCATGAAACGGGTAGTTTTTTCTTTTGATATTCTCTTAACTATTGAGAATCGTAGTTTCCCGGCTTCAACCGAAGTTTCAATATGGTTTCTTTGAGCAAATTCATCTTTTATTTTTCTTTTTGATGTGTTTATTTCTCCTTCGTATTGGTCTATTATCAAGTCAAATAGTTTCATTGTAATACATGGCCTATTTTTTGAATCAATGAATCCATACTCAGGCTGTGTAATAAAAACTGACTTATTGGTTTTTATCCATGTCTTTACATGCAGCCATACTTTTGCAATTAATTCATCACCTTCTTTAGTGTTTTTATTTTTTACATTATAAAGCTCATGATTGAACTTTATTAATACTTGCTGCATTTCTCGATTTAATTCAACTATTTCTTGCAGATATTTTTTTATAATCCTTGCTGTTTCCGCTTCACTCATACCTTATCCCTCCTTTTCGCTTTGTTATTGTCCTTATTTGCACATGCTCTACAGCAATATGTCCTCACCTTGCAAGCTTGCCGGAACTTCATTACTTGCCCACATGTCGGGCATTGTTTGATTATCATTCTGACCTCCTATATGCTCCATAGCCGTGTATTATGTCGCTTATTGTGCTATGATTCGTGTAATACATTTTCGCCAGTTCCCGATACGTCTTGCCGTTTTTGTAGTGTATTCTTATCTCTGCAACCATACTGTCATCA